CGCGATCAAGACATTGGAGCGGAAGCTTGCTGAGGGCGCGTTCAGGCATGGCGGATCACCGCTCATGGCATGGAGCGTATCGAACGCAAAAGTCGAGCCGCGCGCGAACTCGATGCTGATCACAAAACAGGCGAGCGGTACCGCAAAGATTGATCCGCTCATGGCGCTGTTCAACGCGGTTTCGCTGCTCTCTCTCAATCCGGAGTCGAACGTCATCGGCTCCGACTACGAACTGATGGTTGCCTGATGCGATTCGCCTACGATCTGTCGATGCTGGTTGGTGCCGCGTTGGTCGTGACGGGCGCAGCCATGCTCGCGGGCGCCGCGGCAGCATTGATCGTGGCCGGCGTGCTCGTGATGACCCTGACTCGCCTCGCGGTGGGTGTTCGCTGATGTTCGCGAGCCTGCTCCGCGCCGGCCCCGACGACCGATCGGCCTGGGGGAATTTCTGGTTCCAGCCGGTCGGCATGGGTACAGCATCGGGTGTACGTGTCGACGCTGCGGCGGCTATGAAGCTGTCGGCCGTCTATGCGTGTGTGCGGGTGCTGACCGAGTCGTTCGCGATCCTGCCGTTCAACCTCTACACACCGAAGGTCGGCGGCGGCCGGACGAAGGTCACAGATCACTGGCTGGTCCGCCTCTTCACGAAGCGCCCGAACAGCCTGCAAAACCCGTTCGAATGGCGAGAAATGCTGCAGGGGCACCTGGTGCTCCGCGGCGCCGCTTATTGCCGGATCATTCCAGATGGCACGGGGGGCATCGCAGAACTGATCCCGATGCACCCGGATCGCGTCACGACCGATCCACTGTCTAACGGCAGCTATCGCTACATCTACAAGAACCCGAATGGCGAGACAGAGCGTCTCGCTCGTACCGAGGTCTGGTGCGTCCGCGGCCTGAGTAGCGACGGCATGACCGCAATGTCACCAATCGAGTTGCAGCGCGAGGTCCTCGGCGCTGCGCTCTCGGCTCAGGACTACGGCAATCGGTTCTTCGCGAACGATGCAAAGCCAACCGGCGGATGGATCGAGATCCCGGGGAACATCGCAGACACCGCAGCACGCGACAAAATCAAGGAATCGGTCAAGGAAGCCACCGGGGGAAGGAACCGTCACAAGACGATGATTCTTGACCGCGGCATGAAGTACCACGAAGTCGGGCTGACGAACAAGGACAGTCAGTTTCTCGAGAGCCGGCAGTTCTCGCGCACCGAGATTGCGGCGATGTTCCGCGTCCCGCCGCACATGATCGGCGACCTGTCCCGCGCGACGTTCTCGAACATCGAGCAGCAAGCCATTGACTTCTGGATGGGGTCGATGTTGCCGTGGACGGAGCGCTGGGAGGCGGCGATCGAGGCGCTTCTCGGCGAGGAGGAGGAGCTCGAAATAGAGTTCGACTTCCGCAACCTGCTACGCGGCGACGCCGTCAGCCGTGCGGCCTACATCCATTCTGGCGTGCTTGACGGCTGGTTGACCCGCAACGAAGGGCGCGAGCTGGAGGGATACGACCCGATTGCCGGTTTGGATGAGCCCCTGGTGCCGGTGAACGAGCGAGGCATCAACGATCCCTTGCCGCAGCCTGGCGCGGCGCCGGCCAAGCCTGATCCGCAGCCGGCCCAGCCTACGCCGGATGATGCGAACGCCCGCCTAGCCGCGCTGCTGGCTGGGAACACGGCCCGCCTGGCGCGTCGGTTCTCGAAAGCCGAAGTGGCAACCCTTGATGCAGAGTTGATCGCGGATGCGCTCGCCATCACGCCAGCAGTGGCGCAGAACTGGCTTGCAGACAACGCCGCAGTCGCATTCACCGAGCAGTCGCTCGCCGCGGCTTTCACGACGCTTGCGGGCCTGAAGTGAAAGCCGGCCTGCGCCTGATGCCCTGGGCGCTCGTTTATATCCGCCTCATGGTGAAAATGCCAGGCGGAAACAAGTGCCTGCACGCGGTGAGCGATTTTGTCGTCCGCAACGGGCTTGAATTCATCAGTTCCGAGGTTCCGAAATGAGCATCCACTTTTTGGCTGAATGTCTTGCGACGCCCTGGGCATTGGAGCCAGGCCGCCTGAGCGCCTATGCCGCTGTGCTGGCGCGCAAGTACGCTGGCAGGGTGGTTGCGATGGAGGACGAAGGCCCCGCGCCGATGCAGGCCGCTGTTCGCACTGCCGGCTCGCCCCGCTCCGGCTCCGTCGCTGTCATTCCGGTCTATGGCGCGATCATGCAGCGCGCCTCGATGTTCAGCGCCTGCGATGGCAGCACGAGCACACAAGCAATCAGCCAAGCCCTGCGCCAGGCGAACGCCGATGAAACGATCAGCGCGATCGTCCTGGACATCGACAGCCCCGGCGGGAGCGTCTACGGAGTGTCCGAGCTCGCGGCCGAGATCCGTGCCAGCGCGAAGCCTGTCACCGCGATTGCGAACAGCCTTGCTGCATCGGCAGCGTATTGGCTCGGCACCGCGGCGTCCGAGTTCTTTGTGACGCCTGGCGGCGAGGTCGGGTCGATCGGCGTGTGGATGGCACACGAGGATTGGTCGAAAGCGATGGACGAGGCCGGCGTCGGCGTCACGCTCATCAGCGCTGGAAAATTCAAGGTGGAGGGCAACCCCTACGAAGCCCTGAGCCCCGAAGCCCGGGACTTCCTGCAGTCCCGCACCGACGACTACTACGGTGCATTCACCCGCGACGTCGCCAAGGGCCGCAGTGTCAGTGTGGACGCAGTTCGCAACGGTATGGGTCAGGGCCGCGTTCTCGGCGCCAGCCAGGCGAAGGCCGAAAACATGGTTGACGGTGTGATGACCTTCGACCAGGTCGTTCGTCATGTCCAGAAGTCCGCGAAGCCGGCCGCCGGCCGCAACTCGCTCGCCGCATCGCAGCGCGCGCTGGCCATCGCGGAAGCCGAATGATTCTCAATCAGTTTCGGGCACGCACGGCCCACACGCGCCCGCATCCGTTGATGTGACCGCGCGCGGCCCGTAGGCCGTTGTGCAACCCAACCGGGCCGCCTTGTGCGGCCTTTTTCGTTTCTGAGCCCGCTCGGCATGACGCCGCGCGGGCTTTTTGCATTTTGGAGACCGAAATGTCCCGCAAGCGTCAACTGGAAGCCCAACGCGCCGCCGCGATCACTGCGATGCGCGCCATCAACGACAAGGCCGCCGCGGAGAATCGCGTCGATCTCAACGCCGAGGAAGTCGCCGCTTTCGATGGCCACAAGGCGCAAGCCGCGGCCCTGAAGGCCGCGATCGACCGCGAAGCCGCGCTCGAGCTGGACGAAGCGGGCCTGAATGCGGACCGCACCGTCAACATCGGCGCCGCGCGCTCCATCGAGACCAAGGACAATGCCGCCGCTGATCCGAAGGGTGGATTCCGCAGCCTCGGAGATTTCGCTGCCGCCGTCCAGCGCGAATCGATCACGGGAGAACGGGACAAGCGCCTGACGATCGGCGCGGCAGCGCCCAGCACGTTCGGCAACGAGGGCAGCGGCACCGATGGCGGATTCCTGATCCCGCCGGAGTTCTCGACGGAGATTTTCAATCTGTCGCTGATGGAAGACTCGCTCCTGCCGATCGTCGACAACATCACGGTCAGCGGCAACTCGATGGCCTTCCCGAAGGACGAGACCACCCCCTGGGGAACCGATGGCGTGCGCGCCTACTGGCAGAACGAAGGTGCCGCGGCCACGGCCACCAAACCGAAGTTCGGGACCTCCGTGATGCGCCTGAACAAGTTGATGGCCCTCGTCCCGCTGACCGATGAGCTGCTCGCGGACACGAACGCGCTCAACAGCTACCTCCCGAACCTGCTCTCGCGCTCGATCCGCTGGAAAACCAACGAGGCCATGATGTTCGGCACCGGCGCCGGCCAGCCGCTGGGTATGTTCACGGGCGCGGCCCCGAACATCATCGTCGCCAAGGAATCGGGCCAGGCCGCGAGCACGATCGCGACCGCGAATCTGCTGAAGATGATTGCCCGCCTTCCGCCCGGCTCGTTCCCGAAGTCGCAATGGCTCATCACGCCGGATGCGCTGCCCGCGCTGTTCGGCCTGACGCTGGGCAACTACCCGATCTACCTGCCGACCAATGCGGGCCTGCAAGGTAGCCCGTACGGCACGCTTCTCGGGCGCCCGATCATGGTCAGCCAGCACGCCGCCGCGTTCTCCTCGCAGGGCGACATCCTGTTGCTCGACGGGACGTACTACCGCGCGCTGACGAAGGCCGGCGGGATCGAGACGGCCTCGTCGATGCACCTCTACTTCGATGCCGATGCGACGGCGTTCCGCGCGACGTTCCGCGTCGACGGCCAGCCGAAACTCGCCGCAGCCATCATGCAGGCCAAGGGTTCGAACACCCTGTCGCCGTTCGTGCAACTCGGCGCACGCTGATCCTCTCCGGATAGCCGGCTTGCCGGCCGTCCCTGCATCCTCTTTCTGGAGAAACCATCATGTTTCCGAATGCCAAAATTTCCGAAGTCCTTGCCCTGCTGGGGGGCATCGACCCCGTTTCGCAGGCTGCGGGCACCGTCGCCAGCGGCTGGGTCGGCATGGCGAACTTCGACCGCCTTCTGGCTGTCGTCAAAACGGGCGTCCTCGGCGCATCGGCGACCGTCGACGCGAAGTTGCAGCAAGCGACCGATTCGACCGGTACCGGCGCCAAGGACATCACCGGCAAGGCGATCACCCAGGTCGTCAAAGCCTCGGGCGACAACAAGCAGGTTGAAATCAACTTGCTCGAGACCGAACTCGATGTGTCCGGCGGCTTCGCGTTCGTCCGTGTCTCCGTCACGGTCGGTACCGCTGCGTCGCTGATCTCGGCGGATCTGTGGGGCGGCGGGCCGCGCTTCGCCGATGCGGCGGCCTACAACGCTGCGTCGGTCGTCCAGATCGTCTAACCCTTTCGCGTTGTCCTCCTGGGGTCGAAAGGCCCTTCAGCCCCCACCGGCTCACGTCGGCGGGGGCTCTTTTTTGGAGCCGTCGTGGCCCTGGTTCAACTCACCCCGCCCGCCGCCGAGCCGTTGACGGTTGCAGAAGCGAAGAACCACCTCCGCATCGACAGCGACATCACGCAGGACGACGCGCTGATTGGGATTCTCATCTCTGCCGCGCGAAAGTACGGTGAGATGGTGACGGGCCGTAGTTGGATCACGCAGCAGTGGCGCATGGTTCTGGACGGCTTCTACAGCAACGACTACGGAATCATCGAGCTCGATCGCGGCATCGTGCAAAGCGTCGACTCGATCACGTACCTGGACACGTCCAGCGTTTCGCGGGCGATGGACCTTTCGGTGCTCGCCAAGGACTTCACGTCGATGCCGGCCCGCATCTCGCCGGTGTTCGGCACGGTGTGGCCCATCTCGCTCCCGCAGATCGGAGCCGTCCAGATCAACTATACGGCCGGCTACGGAGCGGCCTCATCCTTCGTGCCGGAGGGTATCCGGCAATGGATGCTTGTCCGACTGACGACGCTCTATGAGCATCGTGAAGAGGTCGAAATCGTCGCGCGCGGAAAGATCGAACCGATGCCGTTCATTGACGGGCTTCTCGATCCCTACAAAGTGCTGACGCTGTGATCAAGCCAGGTACCGCCGCATTGCGCCATCGCGTCGCCGTACAGAGCCGATCCATGATCGGTGATGGATTCGGGCAAGAGGTCTTGACGTGGACAACTGCCGTCACCGCCTGGGCAATGATTCAGCCAGCCCTCGGCTCGGAGCAGGTCGTCGGAGCGGCTGACGTCGCGTCCGTGACGCATAGCGTGTTCATCCGCTACCGCCCGAACATCGTCGCGCGCATGCGCCTTCTGTACGGTGCGCGCATCTTCGAAATCGTCTCCGTCATCGACGTGGACGAGCGGCATTTTTGGCTGCAACTTCAGTGCAGCGAAGGTCTGACCCAGGGGTGATGCGATGGTAGCCAGGCTCACTCTCAGCGGCTCAAAGATTCTCGATCCGAACGGCGTCAAGTTCAAGGCGCGAGGCATCAATGAGGCCCGCTGGAACACGATGGTTCAGCAGGACGCCGCAGATCATGTCGCGCAGGGCTTCAACATCGTGCGCTTGGCGCTGCGCTGGTGGGGACCGTACGGCGGCAGCGACATCGATAGCCGAGACGACACGGCGACCGCGACGGCGTGCATCGACCCGGCGCACCTGACCATCCTCGACAACAACATATCGTGGTGCGTGTCGCAGGGTCTATGGGTTGCCTTGTTCGTCGATTCGAACTGTGGCCAGTGCGGCGTGCAGCCAGGGGCGCCGGCCTACTGCGACCCGCTCAACACCTACGGCACGAACGGGCACAACTTCTGGACTGACGCAGCCGTTCGCGCCAAGTTCGTTCAGGTGTGGGCCTTCGTGGCCAATCGGTACAAGAACGTCCCGAACATCGCGTGGTATGAGTTGCTGCCGGAGCCGAATGCGCCGACTGCGACCGCCGCTGACATCACAGCTTTTTATCAGGAGTTGATGGCGGCGATTACGCCCGTCGATCCTGCGACGCCCTTCCTGATCGGACCCGGCAATGGGTACGACATCCGCATTGCGAACACCGCCTACATCCCCGGCGCGGCCAACGTCATCTACACCGGGAATATGTTCGTCCACGTCGGTGCAGACATCACCGACACAGCGACGCGCCTCCAGCCGCTCCTGGACCTTCGAACAGCCAACAACGTCCCCATCTTCGTGCAGCAGGTCGGCGTTCGATCCGGCGATGACCCATCGATGTCCTATCAGGATCTTGTGCTGTCACTGCTCGACGCGAACAACGTTGGTTGGACGTGGTGGGAATACACGGGTGGCAGCACTGGCCCCGATGAATACGGCATCCGCTACAAGGACGCGCTGAACGCTGGAAACTACATCACCAAAGCGTCGATTCTCGGAAAACTGTCGGCCTACGCAGCGAACGACCAGGCGGCCGACCCGACAGCACTCGATCAGCGCATCACGGACGTCCTTCAGGCCGTCATGGCCCGGCAGAGCCTTCTCGGTGGCGTGTGGAACACGATCAACACGCGCGAGCCTGCGGTATTCCCATACGTCGTCTTCTCCGAGATCGCGTCAACTACAAACAACACGCTCGCCGGGCCGAGCGCGCTACAGAACTCCCGCTATCAGTTCGATGTGTTCGATCTGACCGCGAAAGGCGCGAAGGCGTTGCGCAAGGCGGTAGGCCAGGCGCTCCTCACCGCCTTCGGGCCGCCGACGAGCTGCATCTCCATTTCGAGCTTCTCCGTCTACGAGGATGCCATCAAGGCGTACCGAGCGAGTAGCGATTTCAGCATCTGGTCCAACAACTGAGGCCCGCACCATGCGAGTTTTTGCACCCACCGCGTTTCGTTACAACGGGGTTGACTACCCCTATGG